ACCCATTAGCTGTGTTATTATTGATAGCAGCAAATATGTCTATGGGTAGAAGTTCAGTTGGTAAACCAATTGTTAAAGATGGTGAAATTGTTGGAGTAACTGCACAAGATATTCCTGTATTTGTCCCCGAAAAAGAAGAACCAAAAGAGACCGATAAGGTTGAAATAGATAAAGAAAATATTGTTCAAATTGAGGAGAATATTCCAGAACAAGAGCCAATTGTAATTGATGAGGCTTCTGGTGAAAGTATTCCCCCCATAACAAAGAGTAAACGTGGATTTCCTAATCGGAAGTCTAAGATAGATAGTATGTATGTAGATGATGCTGAGTTGGCATTTCGTAAAAAGGAAAATAAATGAGTATACTTGACAAGATTAAAAAGAACAGTAGTATTAAAGATTCGGCTATTTTATCCAAATCAAAGTTCTTTACTGATAAAGATATGATTCCCACTTCTGTGCCGATTATTAATGTGGCACTTTCTGGTCGTTTAGATGGCGGTTTAACTCCTGGTCTTACCATGTGGGCAGGTCCATCTAAACATTTTAAAACTGCCTTCTCATTGTTGATGGCAAAATCTTATTTGGACAAATATAAAGATGCGGCTCTTTTATTCTACGATAGTGAGTTTGGTACTCCTCAGAGTTATTTTGACAGCTTTGGTATCGATACCGAGCGTGTACTGCACACTCCCCTCACAGATATCGAACAACTCAAATCAGACATTATGCAACAACTTTCGATTGTTGATAGGGGTGACCGATTAATTATTGTTGTCGATTCAATTGGTAATCTGGCCTCAATTAAAGAAGTTAATGATGCCTTAGATGGTAAAACTGTTGCTGATATGACCAGAGCTAAATCTGTCAAATCATTATTCAGAATGGTTACGCCTCATCTTTCAATCAAAGATATTCCAATGATTGTAGTAAATCATACTTACATGGAAATTGGAATGTTTCCTAAAGCTATCGTTGGCGGTGGTACAGGTTCTTATTACTCTGCCGATAACATTTTTGTTATTGGTCGCCAACAAGAAAAAGAAGGTACAGAAGTTGTTGGATATAATTTTATCATCAATGTAGAAAAGAGTAGATATGTTAGAGAGAAATCTAAGATTCCTGTTACGGTTCGTCACGATGGTGGCATTAGTAGGTGGAGTGGGCTACTTGACATTGCACTTGATTCAGGCCATGTTGTTAAGCCATCTAATGGTTGGTACAGCAAAGTGGACGCAGATGGTGTCATAGAAGATAAAAAATACCGTATCAAAGAAACTGATACATCCGATTTTTGGTTACCAATTCTTAAACAAAAAACTTTCCAAGATTTCGTACAGAACACTTATCAGATTGCTTCAGGTAATATTATGCAAGAAGATGTTGCTGAAGCATTTGCTGTGGAGACCACAAACGGAGTAGAAGATGATTGAAGGACTTGATTATTGTTTTATTTACCCAAAAGACGATGCACAAGCAGTACACATCCGTTTTTTGGACGGACCTTACAAAGATACCGTTTTTAAATATGGTAAGGTAAAGTTTGATGAAAAAGATGACCAGGTCTATTTACTTTTTGCTTACGATGTGATAGAATCCACAGTAGATAAGCCAAGGAAATTGGAAAAAGATGACAAGTTTAAAAATTACATTGGTGATTTACTTGTAGAAATTATGAGCGGTAATATGGAACAGGATATAGTTGATGAAGCTGGAACAAGCGATACTGAAGAACCTAGTTTGTAATGAGGAATATTTAAGAAAAGTATTACCATTTTTAAAACCAGACTATTTCTCGGACAGAACCGAAAGAACCTTATATAATGAAATTACATCATTCACGGAAACTTATAATCACTCGCCTACGACTGAAGCAATTAGTATTGCCATCAAAGAAAAGAGTAATCTTACGGATGATGAAGTTAAGGGATGTGAAACTTATCTCCAAGAAATTGAGAGTAATATCAAAGCAGAAACCGAAATTCAATGGCTTGTTGACAAAACGGAAAAATTTTGCCAAGAGAAAGCGATTTACAATGGTGTATTACGGGCTATTTCAATTCTCGATGGTAAGGACAAAAGCCAAGACAAAGGTGCGATTCCCACTATATTATCGGACGCTTTGGCCGTCAGTTTCGATACAACCGTAGGTCATGATTACTTAGAAGATAGCGATGAACGATATGAATTTTACCACAGAAAAGAAGAACGTATTCCATTCGATTTGGATTACTTTAACAAAATCACTAAGGGTGGCTTACCTGCTAAAACTCTTAACATTGCTTTGGCTGGAACTGGTGTTGGTAAAAGCTTATTCATGTGTCATGTCGCTGCGGGCGCCATGGTTCAAGGCAAGAATGTATTGTATATCACATTGGAGATGGCAGAAGAAAAGATTGCAGAACGAATTGATGCAAATCTACTCAATGTTACGCTCGATGATTTGATTGACCTTCCAAAAGATATGTATGATAAGAAAGTTGCCAAAGTCCGTGAAAAGACTTATGGTAAACTCATCATCAAAGAATATCCAACTGCTTCAGCATCTACAACCCATTTTAGGACATTACTCAATGAACTTAATCTTAAACGTAGTTTTAAACCTGATATTATCTTTATTGATTATCTTAACATCTGTTGCTCTTCTCGTATTAAAGCCGGTGCGAATATTAATTCGTATACCTATGTTAAATCGATTGCAGAAGAACTTAGAGGCCTTGCGGTTGAGTACAATGTTCCTATTGTTTCTGCCACGCAGACTACTCGTTCAGGATTTACAAGTAGCGATCCAGGTCTTGAGGACACCAGCGAATCATTCGGACTCCCAGCCACCGCAGACTTAATGTTTGCTTTGATTACAAGTGAAGATTTAGAAGAACTTGGCCAAATCATGGTAAAACAATTGAAGAATCGATATAATGACCCAACATATTATAAACGATTTACAATTGGTGTTGATAGAGCTAAGATGAGATTGTATGATGTTGAGCAATCTGCACAACAAGGTATTGCTGATGCCGGTAAAGCACCAATCGGTGCCTTTAATAAAATTCAACCACAAAAGAAATCGTTTGATGGATTTAAAGTATGATATTAGAAAGAGTTGATGCTCTCCATGTAGCAAAGGCATTCCACGATTACTTTAGTAATATTGGAAGTACCGAAGAATATATGCGTGATGAGAAATTAAAATCCGTTGCGGAGATTCCAGCATCATTGTTTCCACCAGAAGATGATTTGTTCTCTGATTTCTCCATGCACCCAAACGACATGGAGATTGAAGTTACCGAAATACCAGGTAGCCAGTTTGAAACATTACTTGCCATTACCTCATCACATATCAATAAAACACCAGTTGGTAAGAATATACAATTGGTAGTCAAAGAGAAGAACTCAGGAAAGATTCTAGGATTCATTCGTTTAGGTTCACCAGTCATCTACATGAAACCTCGTAATGAACTCTTAGGACAGGTCTGGATCCAACAGGAAGATACTGCCAAACGATTCAATGCTTCTACTGTTATGGGATTTGTAATTGTACCATCCCAACCATTTGGATTTAATTACCTAGGTGGTAAACTTTTATCTGCCATTTGTACCAGTCATACAGTAAGAGAAATCTGTAATAAGAAATACGATATGAATGTTTGCCTATTTGAAACTACCAGTTTGTATGGAAGTACCAAATCTGTATCACAATATGATGGCATGAAACCTTATATTCGATTTAGAGGTTTGACCGAATCTGATATTGTACCAATGATGCACGGTGAACGATATACAGATTTAAAAGCATTTGTGGAAAGTAAAGTTGGAGATTTATTGGCGGGAGATACATCAAGTACCAGTAGAAAACTGAGAACTTTTACCAAAATGATTGCTTTAACAAAAGCCGCTTTAAAAGGAACATCTGAAGGTGATGCTTTCAACCTAACGATTGAGAACGCCAAAAAGTTGACAGAGAAGAAAAGATATTACACATCTGATTATGGATTCAAAAATTCAGTTGATTACATGAACTGTAAAACGGATAAACTTTTACCTGGTGAAAATTATGCCAAACATGAGTTGTCTAATATTATCGAGTGGTGGCGGAGCAAAGCTATAAATAGATACGAAACCCTCAGAACAGAGGG